CAATGCCTATCCTATCCATTATAGCATTACCAAGCTTTGTCTCACCATCGACCAAAGCAATACCAGGCATCTGAAACAATCGCTTGCCTACATCCAATATATCAGGCAAGTCAACATTAGTAGACATAGCAAGCAGAGCCATCACGTCCGATCCTTCAATATCAACATCGGTATCGCTTGGCTCTTCATTAGTGCTTTCTCTTTCACTCATAGCTCGAAAGAATGCCTGCTTCAGTGCCGCACACTCATGTGTTGTTTTAGAAGTTGGTGCAGTGAAAGTGATAAATTTTGCGTCAACATTTTCACCTTTACAAGCATAACTGAACGGCTGCTTCAGAACATACTGGAACTCAGTTTGAAATTCGTCAGACATGGCGGGTGTCTATCCTCCTTAGATAGCTGCGTTGGACATGAACTCAATGTTGATCACACCTTCAGTCCCAATTTCAATTTCAGGATCGCTGGTCATGGCCGCTTGGGTGAACGTTCTGGTAACGTCACCTTCAGTTGTCTTGCCTGCGATCTGTGCGACATTCTCGTTGCCGTTGGACTTCCAACTTCGTGCCAGCTTAACATTAGACGGTGTGGTATGAAGATCGAACATCACTTTACTCAGAGACGTTTCCACATCCCTAGAATAAATTTGTTCAACCGAGCCACCACCAACAGAAGCTGCTCGCACTTGTTGCTCACCGAACCCTTCGGTGTACTTCAAAGTGTTCGGTACGATTGCCACGACCTCATCATTGATAAGAATTGCGGCATCAGATAGTTGAATGGGCATATTTTAACTCTCCGTATCAAATGCGATCTTGATGGTCGCAATAATTTGACGAAGTTGTGTTACAATTGGCACGAACATCGTGATTGTAACCTTGCCATTAGCAAGATCCAACGTCAGGGTGAGGTTATCCTTGAAGTAAACAATAGCATCTTCACCGGCCTGGACCAAAATGAAATTGGGACCAGACAGATCCTTGTACAGTTGCTCAGTATACGCTCGAATGACTACGTCATTCGCCATATCGCGCCCACGGCTTACTGAACCAGATGTGAGCCGCGACTGTGCGAACCGACTCTTGTAGTTATTGAACATGTACTCACGAACGTTGCTGGAAGTATCCACATAGTTCAAAAACTTCCAAGTGATGTCCTCGTTGGCCGCGCTGTCCGTCTTGTACGTAGTGACTACTTCACCGACCAAAGCAGCGGAGCCAGTAGCGTTGGCTCCGATAACAGAGATGCCACCGGCAATCAGCAACTCAATTTCTGCAGTAGTCCAGCCACGAGGTGCTGTGATGTTCGGCATCTGCGGGATTGGAGTGTTGAAGTAAGGCAACGACGCTAGTGCCGGTCCACCAAACTGATCCAGCGATGCTGAACTTGTCAGGTATTGTGAGATTGACGCGTCCGGTGTAAGCCTCAACGATCGTACTGCGGCAAACATCGCAGACTTGGAGTATGTCGGCTCATTCTGGGCCGGACCTTTGTAGTTGGTCTCACTCTCAAGCTTATCACCAAAGATAACAAGGCTTGGTGAATTCTCTGCGACACCAGCAGCAAGAACATTCGCAAAGGACTGAACAATGGTAACGAACGCAACTCCATCTTCAATCGCATTGGTCGGATTGAACCGAGCATCGAGCCACAGAAGCAGAATGTCAAGCTGCGCTGCGACAACATACGGCCAAACAATACCCTGGTAACGATCAGTAGCAACATCCAAAACCGTAGTAAGTGTCGGATCAGTCGCGCCAGTTACGCCGATCGCAACTGCCTGGCCGCTAATACCAGCAATGGTTCCTGAAGTTTCAACTCCAAAATCATTCGCTAGTGTTCCCGCATTATCCGCTGTGAGTGTAATAACACCAGCGACATTGGAGCACGTATACGGACAATCCAGATCCAGGTTTACCGCAACGGTCACGGCATCGGCAATGTTTGTTTCCGTAGCAAGATTGGCTACACCAATTTCAAATCGGTGAAGCGTCTCAGATCCAGCAACCACTACCAACGTTCCAGCTTCAGAAGCTGTACCGACAATAGTGATAGTTTTGGTACCAGCAGTGCCGCCGCCAGCATCGTCAAGTCCAATAGCATCTACTTGAATCAACGGGTTGATGATTTTGAATGCTCGAATCATCCCCGCAATTTGTGAAGCTGCTCCGAACAAAGCATCTTCAGGCGCACCAGAGCTAGCAAGGTTCGCTTGAAGTTCACCGTCAACTGCAGTACCAGCGGCCAGTTGTTGGCCTACGATAAGCACCTTTTGATCCGTATTGCTGACTGCGCGATCTGCGTTAGCCAGCGCTATTGTTACATCCGGTTGCAGAATTTGAGTTCCGCCCATTATTCATTCTCCTCATCAACGTAAGCAGGGACTCTGCTCACGGTTTTCTTTACTGCTGGCTTAACAATTTCACAACAGCCATCCTGCTCAGCATCCTTCAACCTACGCCGCCAAAATACATCAAGCGGTGTACCATCTTCATGAGCAGGTGCCTTAATTAGATCACCTGCTTTATGAATCCCCATATCCTTTAGCATTTTTATTTCAATATGCTTAACAATCATCACATCTCCTAGAGTGGGGTATCATCCAAGTCAGGTGTCCCCTGCATAAACTCAACTTGCGTTCCAAAGTCACTGAAGATGCTGAAATCAATATCACGGAACGCAACATCAAGATCAGGACCAACACTATCCTCTGCATATATCTCAGCGACTTGTTGGAAACTATATGCGTGAACATATACTGATGTATCATAATTGTATACATCGTGACCAGCGAACTGAACGGGGTTGAGAACATCCGCATAGAGGCCAGTGCTTAGTCGGCTGAACAAGAGTGATCGAAGTATCGGACGAAGCAAATCTGAAGCCTCATCTCTTGACTCTCGTGCGGCTATTTCATTCGCCACTGGGATAAAAACGTAAACTGTAAATGGTTCGACGATCTGCTGCCTGAAGTTAGTATTGCGTTGCTGGTTATCCAACGCATCAGATTCGATGAACCTACTTTGGGAAGCAGTAACACCTTCCAAAACTATGAACGCCCAATACTCATTAACCTCACTTTCAGTATACAAGGCAAGTATGCGTTCAATATTTATGCCAGATGAAATACGCGGCTTGGTTCTAAGCAAGATGGTCCCTGACGGATCAGGCAAGCCAGTAACTGAGTGGGTGTACTTAAAAGTAGCCGGATCAATAACATCATCAACTGCGTAAGTAGTGTTGTAGTCCCGCAAAGCAGACTCAGCATCTCGCAAAATTGGTGAACCGCTAGCAGTTGTTATATCCTTATCCATATCATCGAAATAAATTACATCACCCAAATCAAATGATGCTGCTCCAACATAATAATGAACAAGAGAAACTATCTTAGTTAAATCCACAGTCCCATCAGTATCATCTGGCGTATCATTGACAATATCTATAGATATTTGGACCCAAGTGTTTGCTGTAAAAACAGATTTATCGAATCTGTATTCATTCCAATCAGTTCCTAGAGAAGCATCGCTGCTTATTCTCATTCTAAATGCATCAGTTACAGTCAGATTAGCAAATACGTTTGAATCAACATATACCCAAAGTGATAGATTGGTCAAAGCAGATGCATCAAACTCTTCAACATTTATATTCTTTACACTCATAACACCAGAACCACCTATAGCAGTAGCTTTCAAAGATCCTGTAGATCTGATAGATGAGGAAACTACAACAGATTCATTTGACAGATTAGTAAATACACCTTCAAATTTTGAAGCCTGATTATCATAAGTGAAAACTGAAGTATCAAGAATAGTAAATGTTATAGTCTTACGATTTGTAATATCAAGTATATTGAATGTGCCATTGAATTCATCTTCTGTTGCACCTGTGATGCGAATTGTTTCAGCAATTGCACTAGTAAGGTCATGCTTAGTAGCAGTAACCAAAGTGCCAACCGCTCCAGATCGAGTCAAAGATGAGATCGCAATAGGAACATCAGACCCAACCACAGCAAATGCTTGGCCTACTTCCAAGCCATGCTGCTCGTTACAAACTACCGTCATCTCAGTTCCTGATCGAGACATACTCAGGACACTAACGTCTGTGGTGAACTTATCTGTAAGCTGCGGTAGCAGGACACTCATCTGAGTTATGATATCGGATGCTCTCATACTCTTTTGAATTCCTTTAGCATTTGTTTCTGAAACTTGATCTTAGTGTTTCGCTTTACCTTGCCAACCGCATTTGCTATGCTGGGGCGCGGCTTGATCTTACGACCATCCTTGAAGTTGAACCCATCTTCAATAACAAAGTCATAAACTGGTGCTCTGTTACTAGAGTTTGTTGCAAACCCATAACCAAATTCCATTCGCTGGTAACTATGTACCTTCCAGCTTATTGATCGGCGCAACGTGCCAGAAAGGTTAGCATGAGTTTCACCAGGCTTGGATGCTACATGTCGCTTCCTGCGTCCACTCTGTGTTCGGATCCAATATGTCTTGCCACCCTTTGGCTTACGCAAAATTTCTTTGTTAGCTTCATTCTTCAAGTCTCTGCCGAGATCAAACCAAGATGCCCTGACAGCTTTTTTCGTTTTGGATCGCAGCTTCATGATCTTCATGAATGGCTTAGAGTTATGAATGCTACTTTCAAATCCCACAGCATCGCTCATCCTTGAGCTGCCCCCAAGTTTTTGTCTCCGCGATTAGAACACCGCAAGCGTAAGTACTCATCACGCTCGTCTAAATTCTCAACGCTGACAATCTTCAGGTTGTTACCCTCAAACTCGATCCATGTTTCAGAACTGACGCTAACATCATAGCGAATAATAATCTCATGGCTGAGTCCAATATCGATGCCAACACCAGTGAAGAATGTTTCACCTGATACGGTTCGGACGTTAGCCCAAACCGTTTTGGTTCCACTAAACTCCTCTGAGACATCGTAGTCTTCAAACTCAGGAACCTGAAGTGCGCGATTGTGTAGATGTACACGCTTACTCATGTCCCCGATACATGAGACTCTATTCTTTCGCTTGATAATTTCTTTAGGCACAATCATCTTCTCTTATAGTTGCGCAAATAGTATCCAAAGTGTCTCTGCTAGTGCCATCATTGACTCTTATCTCTATGTTTACATCTAGGCCATCTTTAGCCCTAGAATCGTCATGGGCAACATTGCTGCTAGGGAACACTCCACGATAACCCCAGTTGCGTGTGTTCAAGTTAGCAGTTCCATATTCTGCCATAGCAATTGACGCACCAAAGATAACTCGCACTCTGCTCCCTGCCGCAGCCGGATCAGTTAGCGTATCGTCAAGTGTTATAGTCCCATTGGTACTATCTACAGAGTCAACACTAGCTGACAACAATGTTAAATCATCTTGAGTGACTTCAACGGCATCCCCAATATCAAATTCTCCGGCATTGGTAACGCTCAAAGTGGATTGACCAGTAGCCTCATCCACTGAGATGACTTCATCTTTGCTAGGATCATAAACCTTAAATGATCCCGAAGCCCCAAGCAAGTCATTCAAAACTACTCTCTCATCTGTAGTGTAGTTGAATGCTGAGGGAGCCACACTCAATATATCATAGTCAGCATACCGTTGTATGAATTCCCTGGCCATCAGTTAACCTCAGATGATATAGTTTTTGAAAGACTAGGCTGTGCGTCAATTGTTTTTCTTA